CCAGTGTCCGCAATCTGGAAATTGGATCCAGACAGCATGAGGGTGCCGTACTGCGTCAGTGACTTCGCGTAAACAACGCGGACAGTCCATGATTTGAATTTGCAATATGCAGCACCAGGGATCAGCTGTTGAATGCGCGGTTGTGAAAGCCAGACAGCAAAAGGATTTGCAGACCAAAGAACGGTGCCTTGACCGGAAGCGGCAGACCATGTTCCACTTGAGACTTGATACTCGTGTGAAAACTCAGGACGGGTGACTGTGTCTTTCAGCCATTCGAACCTTTTCTGCTCAGTTGATCCGGTGACGGAAACAGTAGGAGGGACGGCCATTTCCATTTGGGCAACAGGGACAAATTCGGGGGAAGTGATTGCGGGAACGGTTTGTGCAAGATCGCCATGAGAATGAGTCGGGGGCATTTGTACGGATGCCTTTCCGCCAACCTTTGTTTGCGTTGTGATTGGATCAACGGGACCCTGGTCTTCATCAGAGTTCTCTAGGACCGACGCGTGAAGCGCCTGAATTACTCCTTGGAGCGGCCCGGAAGAGTACTCACGAATGGGGACTTTGTCCGAGGGGGGGCGGTGTGTATAGTTGTACACAAACTCATTACCATGCACTATGCGATAGGCTTCGCGATAGCGCATCACTGACAACTTCTCAGCGCGTGTAAATTCATGGTGAATGAGCAGGGTGGCGATTTTGTCGTGCACGTCACGTCCATGATGGACGAGTTCCAGCATGACAGAATCAATGGAGGATTGAACAACTTGACGAGAGTCGTTCTTCATCTGGTACAAGGTAGCGAGCAAGCGAGGCAGAGGCAATGGGGCTGAGAAATACGCCACGCCGTAAACGAAACGTCGTGACAAATAGGTCATTTCCAGCACCTTGTGCTCAACAAGTTGGCCAAGTTTGGATGCGGGTGTGAGTTCCATCCCAAACACCTCTTTGATCACAGCGGGCAGCTCTGACCAAGGGAACGGGCGTGGATAAGTTTCGATGTTGTCATCACCGTAACACGCCATGCGCAAGTCGTACTCATCGGCGTCGAGGTCGTACTTCTCACTGAGAATGAGGAATGAACTAAGGATCACAATCATCAAGCAAATGGAATTCCAGAAGGATGTGATAGGATCACCTGAAGGGTGGACACCACACGTTTGGATGAAACCGTTCTGGAGATGGATCACGGCATAGATGAGTTCCCACAGCATGGTGCCGCGGGCCTTTGCATCGTTGCCTTTGTGCCATTCAAGAATGATCATTCGCGCGAGTCGCGCTACCACAACAGGAATTGTTGCGTCATAATTCTTGAAATCACCATCAATGCCTGATTCAGAAAGTTCTGTGAGATACTCGAACAGTTCTTTCCACTGTGAATGTGGGTCAATGCCAACTGAGATAGGGCCGCGGGTACATTTCTGCATTAAGCAGTGTGTGAACCATCCAAAGTACATGCGAAACGCAATGACTTCTTGGACGCAACCAGCGAAGAATGCGCGTACGACTCCGTCAAGTACACGCGCCTTTTTGCGGATCTCGTCCTTGAGGGTGGCTTCCTTCACACTAACAGCACGGCGGCCAGAGCGAACACAATTGAGGTAGTCATCAATGATAGCTTGCATGCGGTCGTTCGCTTTCCA